ATCCTTGCTATACTCCCAATCAGCTCCACCATCAGGTACCTTTACCGTGGTATCAGGAGACCCATCAAAAGCGTACCCTAAGAACCTTCCTGTGTCCGAAGCATCTAAAATATTAACATCTGTCAAGTCTACGGGGTCAGCCGAAGCCACAACATACCTTTCTTTTTGTGAATACTGAGTAACTATGGTAGCGTCTGGCTGTACCCCTCTACGCCGAACCGACACATTTATAAACTCATCCAGATCCAATTCAGTAAACGATGCAATATATGGATGACGCAGATCTAAGAAATGTAGAAAACGCTTTGTCACACCTCTGTACTCAAATTTATTATCCGTTGGGTCCTTACGCACACCATGCTCATTTTCGTACTCAGTACCCATAAGCTCTCTGTATACGGTAAACTCTTGGTCTCCCCCTGAATTGGTAAACTTCAAGATGAACTTGGCTTGTCCTCCCGTCCATGGTATCACCGAACCATCCAGAAAGAATGGAGGATCATCCGGGCTGCTACTGCCTGAAGGCCTACCATCCGTCTCACACCCATTAGGACTAGGACAAGTGTTTATAGGGCTATGACCGCAGAGTTCGATAGGATGGTACCCACCAGCAAACATTTCATCAGTGTTACAATCAATACCGGTGTTAAGCTCTTCTCTATGGCTTCTATCACATATTACCTCTACTCGTGCCGTTACTTGTGTGTCTCCATCAAAATCTGTGGCAATGATTTGAGAATTCTCGTATATCATGTCTTGGATTATGTAATATCTGGCTATTGCGTGCAGACCCAACCCCTCTCCATCCACACACTCTATATCATCGTCTTCCGAAACCGGCCATATTCCGGAATACGCACACCATACTCTAGGGTAGGTTATCCCAGGATATCGTTCATCCAGATATATACTGTATTCATGCGTAGTACTACATGTCCCTCTACCCAATTGGCCTACATAGGTAAAGTCGAAACCACTCCCGGATATCTCACCAATAGACAAAGCGTACTTAGAAAGACTTTCATCCGTGTACTCATCACCGTTCTCATCCTCGTACGTGGCATCCACCTCTCGCATACAAACCGCTTTAGTGCAGGACTCGTTAAAGAACCAGGGAGTAGTGGCCTCTTTAGCTTCTTCATCTATTTCATGCCCTGGTGTACCATGTTTACTTTGTCTGGGTATTCTGTGCAGCGTCACGTAACCGTAAGGGTTGGTCTCTGCTTCATAGGCACTCCGCAAACTGTCTATAACCTCATCAATAAGCTCCCCTCTACTCCACCCTGCTACATTCATCCGGTACCCATAAACAACGTCTGCGGCCCCATCCTTGCATATAACAAATAAATGCCACACATCATCTACCAGCTTGGCTGCTGCCCCTAATACGGGTTTAAGGGTAACGGCTACTATCTTGCCATGGAAGTACACCTCAAAAGCTTTATCTGCATCCCAGTCATAGAAGTTGTCTGTAAAGTAGCGCATCCTGGCTCCGTTCCAGGTTAGAATTATACGCTCTTCCTGTCCATCGGGTAGGGTTCGTATTACGGGGCCGCGCCAATCGATATTCCCATACACATGGTTTCCTGGTGTGTTTGCTTTCGCCCACTTATCTTCGCGTCTTGCAAGCAGCTTAGTTTGGTTAGGTCCCTCTAGGGTACCCATAGGAAGGGGTGCACCATCCTCTGTACTAAAAGGATAGCCCCAACCTTTATCCGCACTATTCGTAGGGTGTGTTATGAAAGTAGCCAGATACGGAACTACTTCAGTTATTGTTGTATGTGGGTTTTGGTACCCATCCACCCATGCGTAGTCTGCCATATCATAATACCCATTCACCTATTTCCCGCTGCATGGCTACCCACATTGCTGCGGCTGTTTCTTTAAGCTCTGAAGGGAGATGTGCATTCTCCCTCCATTTAAGCTCTACATCCGGGCTACCAGATCCTGCCCTGACTTGATGCTCTCCAGATATCTTTATAGGCAACCCTGTAACTCTATCCTTATTCTTAATATCTGGTGGGTTATACGTCCTGAGCCTTAATCTACCACTAATATCTACAGAAAGAATAGCATAGCAAACTTCAACCTTAGCAAGAAAAGTACCAGCATAATCCTCCGGCACCTCCCCTACTAAGAATACCCCTTCTTCGGTTAACTCTCCCTCGATGTATAATCTCTTATACTCAAGCAGACGCTGCATTGCATTCTCAAAACTCATATCAGCCTTCTTTCATTGTTGGGGGCTCTACCATTAAGTACGCAGATTGTGTGCCCTTAAAAGCAATCACATGCGCATTTTTAAAACCATCCTCTATCTTAGCAGCATTGCTTATGTCAAACTCCAGCTTATACCCTCTAAAGGATATAGAGTAGGAAGCGTGTACCACCCCATAAACCTCAATTACCTTACTGCCCATACCTACTGCTACAATCTCATCCTCCCCCACTATTCTAGGTTTAGGATTCTTGTAAGTATGTTCATTTAACCAGTCCACGTCTACCACTCTATCTCCTGGTTTGGCAAAGCTGGGAGATACAGAACTTCCCCATTTATTCCAAAAACCACTTACCCTACGAACATCAACGCGACTACTTGGTTGGTAGTGCATATTAACGCTGGTAGATCCACTGAAGGTGAGTACGTCCTCTACTTGTTCGTTGCCATCCTCAGTACCATCCCTAGTTAATGTACCATTGGATATGTGCACAGATGCTGATACATTAGGAATAACACGAACTTTACACCATGCGGATAGGATATCACCTGAAGTAGAGAAACTAGACACCTTGGGTGGGTAATCTTTATTCAGCTCTATCTTCAATGAGGGTAAAGCTGCTTCCTGCGCCCTCTGTACGAAAACCTCTACCTCTCCACAATCCGGAGGACTTAGAGTAATGTTAGCCGTTGCGCCGTCTGCGAAATTGACTGCAACTATAGTGGATTCGCTGTACCCGCCTGTCGTCATAAAACTACCAAGGGCGGAGTACGTAGCCTTGCATGGGGTTCCTGAGAACTCAAAAACATAAAGCTGGTACGGGGCATCGTACCTGATCTTTATTAATCCATACCCTTCCTCACTCGACCTTATCACATTACGAACGGCATCAAAGCTAAAAGAAACCGTAATAGCTTCTCCATCCTTGTTATAGAATGTACCTACTTGCTGTATTATTACATGCTCCCCTTTGACATACCCTACGCCTACTTCCCGGTTCCCAGTAAAGACGTGAGTCTCCTTCACATGCTTGTAGTCTACGCCCCGTTTCGATAACCCCCCGGAAGTCTTTAAAATCTGATCCGGATGTGCTGGGTACAGGCGTAGGAATAGCGTGTGATCCTCATCTGTGGTGCGTTCGCTATCCTGCTCCCAGCGAAGTGCTCCGGTTTTATCGTCATCAAAACTAACAACAACCGACGATTGTAAAACGTCTGACATGTATCACCTCATTTGCAATCAATTTCAATCGCGGGTTTTATGCGCTTTCTCCATCTATACCCACGATAACGGAATCGCCAGAAAGGGAACTTGCGCCTGCTGGAACGATCCGCTTGTACCATACGGGGATAGCACACGGAGAGGTGGTGAAGGTTATGGTATCTCCAGACGCATAAGTACCACTGTACCCTGCGGCATCCATGGTGAAATACGGTTTGCTGTAATCAGCGTTATTCGGTTGTAATGTGCTGGATGTATTACCAGAACCTACAGCGCCTAAAGTGTCACCAACCAAGTCAAATGCGGTACTTGAAGTGAAAGTTAGAGTCCAGCTCTGCTCAATACCTGAGATATGGTCTACCAATATAGGGTAGGTAGTATCATCATAGTCACCATCACCGGCTGTAGTTACTACAAAAGAACCATAAGCAGCTGCAATATCCCCCTCTTCCATCACAGAAGAAACTCTGGTATCTGCGGCTGCGTAAGCGTTTGCCAAAGCCGGGGTAAAGGCAAGGGTGGCAACGTCCCCAACGTACGTGGCATCAGCTGTTAATGTGACATACTCCTCATTTCCTGTAGCATCATCCACGTCATCTTTGTCGCTAATACGAACTAGCATGCCGTCTTTGAAGTAATCCAGTGCGCTATCCTCTGTCATTACATCAACAGCGGTAACTGCGGCCAATACATCCGCATTAAGGTCCCCACAACCATACTGCTGCTCTGAACCAGTAATAGAGGACTCAGTGTCTGTCTGCGTACCAGGAAAAATAGTAACGCTATCATCGCCTGGGGTGAAGGTTTCGATAAACACCCGAGACCTTATTAGGGTTAGATCGTCATCATTGGCTATATGGATGAATACTTTACGGTACTTAGTAGATCCTGCCGTGCGTTCTGACTGGGGCACGTCTGGCCATATGTTATTCTTTACGCCGGTAACGCTCTCTACTGCGGTTAGTCTTCCACCGTTAGAGCCTGCATCCGAACGCTCTTGTGGCTGACGCCATATCATTTCTGAGGATAATATACTCATGATGTCTCCTAAACAGTCATTAACTTAATAGTTGCGGTGTAGTAGCCTGCTGGAGCCTGTGCCCCTATTTGGTTTAGTGGTTCCGCCTCAAAAGCAGGTCTCTCATGGTGTCGAAACAACACAGAAGCGGTCATAGAACCTACGGTTAAGGATAACACAGATCCAGCTTGGTTAGCCAGCACATGTATCGCTTGTACTTGGGCTTTGGTTAGCCACCCTTGGGCTTCGGTAGCCACCAAAGTAATTGGTGTGCCTCGATACAGATCCTTAGATATGACTACCGGGGCTCCTCCCAGAGTTCGTTTAAAAGTCTGAACTACCCCCTGACTGGTTTCAAACTCGTCAACCCACAACATGTGGTTACTGAGTGTGACCCCACCTAATATAATAGCCATGGTTAACCTCTATCCATATTCTTAAAAATACTTACAAGCTCTTTAGCCTGTTGCCTCTCCCCGTACAGGGTAAACTCTTTGCCTCCGAGATTCAGGGTAATGCTACCTACGCTAGTACCACCGTTTTGTGCTCCCCCACCTGCGTATGCCGGTAGGCCATTCTTGATCTTCTTGCCTCTACCGCCTCTAGCCATATTTTGCAGGCCTGCAAAGAACCCAGAGCCAAAGAAACTGGTAGTAAGAGCATCCATAACAAACTCGCCATTAGACAACCATGCGGGTATCGAATCACTAGTGCCAGAACCAGGGCCGCTAATATAACCACCTCTGGCGCGTTGCTCGATTGTCTTCCCTGTCGGACCTACCAAAGTTTTCAGATGTGCTTTTTCTATATTCAACTCCAAACCCTGTATTTTAAGTAGGTGCTTCTTAATGGCTACAGGATCTGTCTTGGCCTCCACCTCTATTTCGGGTTTTGTTTTCTGTGCGGCCTCTACTGCTGCTGTCACACTCTCAACAATAGCTCCTGGACGTACACTCATTTCTACATCCTTAAACGCCCCACTAGCCTCCAACAAACCTCTACTAAGAGACTCACGTACGGCTACATGAAACCCATCAAGACCTTCTACCGTGCCTTTCCTAACTTGATTAGATAGATCTGTTACGTCTATTTCCTGCGCTGCATCATAAGGATTACTGGCTGCTGTATTCAGCTCCCTAATAGTAGACTGTAAACCTGTGGCTGCTCCTTTGAATACTGTCTCTGCCTTGTTTAGTATTTCATCAAAATTAGAAAAGGTGGAACGCATGTTATCTACTACGCCTTTCGCTTTCTCGAAGGCATTAACGATTCCTTGCGAAGCTTTAGCCCACTTCTCCGCTGTCTCTGAAGCTGATTTATCTGCTGATTTATTGGCGTTCTTAATACCATCCCCTAACTCTTTACCCACCTCCGTTGCCTTACTAACCATATTAGTTATTTCAGCTTCGGTAAACTTGAGTGATGTTTTACCAAAAATATTAACAGACTTCAACTCCTGCGCTTCACTTACCACTGCTAGCGCCTCATCCATATCTTTTTTGGATTTATCCTTAAGTGCAAAAAACTTATCTATGTCTCCAGCTTTGGCTGCTACATTAGCTTCTTGCATTAACTTCTTGGATCTCTCCAGTAACAAGTTATAGCGCTCGGTTATGTTTGCGGCTTTGAGGTTAGCAGTTTCCTTAGTGTGCTCATTCTCCAGGTCTGCAAGTTTCTCCTTTTTCTTGTTCGTTAGATACTTAGCGGTTGACTTGTCCGCAATAGCAATACGTGCATCGTAGAACTTCTCAATCTCTGCCTTACGCTCCTCGTACTCATCATCCAAAGTTTCCAATTTGCTGTCTATCTTAATCTCCATCTTAAGTTCAGCAAATCTAGTTTTGAAGTTAACTGCAAACTTGGCTATTTTAGCATTAAGAGCGATCACTTCATTAGCCGTATTGTTAAAAGCAGACTTAGCTTTCTTGGCGTAAGACTCCGCTGCCTTACCGATTAACTCATACCCTTCTTTCAGGTTCTTCAGCTTTATGTAATTAAAAACAGCAACATTCGCATTCTCTCGCATCTGCTGGGCAATCTGGTCTCCGTACTTAAACTGAAGATTCGATATACGATCTGCATAATCCTTAATAGCTGGATCACTCATCGCTTTTACCTGATTAGCCAGCATAAGCTGGTTACCTGACATCCCCTCCCGTAGTTTAGCCTGCTGTGCTATCCACCCATCAGTTTTTGTTTGTATGATACTAATCTGCGTTGCGACCTCTTTAACTCTTTTCGGGTCATACCCATCCGCATCTACATCCAGCTTAGCGAGAGCTTCCGACTCCTTCTTTAGATCTTTTACGGTAGTTCGCGCTTCTCTCACCGCGCCTTCTAGTTTAGCATAGGCTGCTGTCTGTTGATCGAAACGCCTTTGTATTTCAGGGGTAGTGAGATCCTTAAGATGTGCCTCGGCCTTGATTAGACTTTCAGAATACGAAACTAAAGATTTGGAAGCCCGATCATACTGACCGTTGGTTGCGGCCAGTTTCTGCTGTGCCGCCTCCAATTGTTTGTTCATATCCGCCAACTGCTTCTCTGCAGTCTCATCGAACTTTAAGGAGCCTGCAAAAACCCGATCCTTCATTAGCTTAATAGAGGCAGATAATTCCTGTACCTTAACTTCTGCTGCATCCATGGCTGCTTTGTATTTACCCAGATCTCCACGCATATACTCTATAGCAGCATCCCCAGCCTCTACTGCATTACGTAACTCCGTAAACGTCTTTACCAACCCCTGTGTATCCTTGATAGCATCCTCAGTACTTAGATTTACATAATAATCAACTTGACGATCTGCGGCTTTGGCTGTGCCATCTTCTGTGAACAGAGTGTCTATCTTTTTCTGGAACTCCTCAAAATCTGAATACGCATCCGCCTTGGCCTTTGCGGCTTTACGATTAGCAGCTGCACTCAAGCGTTCGTACTCTGCGGTAGTCTTATCTGTAAAACCAAGAAACTCCAATATCTCATCCTTGAATGTGAGAAACAGTACCGAAGCGATAGCTAGGGTCTGTCCTACTGGACCCAGTGCAAAAGCTACAACCGCACCCAAACCAGCAAAGGCTGCTCTTAAACCCAGCATAGCTTTCCCAAGTATACCCACTGTCTTAGTGGTCCCTGTAATAGCTTTCTGTGCTATCCCTGCGCTCTTCTGTGCGTTACCAAACAAAGAGCCTAGAACCCCTCCTAGACCGGCTGAACCGGCTGCTGCCGACGCTGTAGCCGACGTGGCGGTAAATGCGGCAACTGAAGCGCCTAACGTAGACATATACGCTATTAGTATTTTTACTTTTTTAATAACTGCACCAAACCCTACTGCCCACCCTATCAAAGTAGCCGCTACTTTGTATTGTATAAATAGCTTTATCCAATTACCAAGATTAGTCCACTCTACGTTAAGATTCGCAACCCAACGAACTGCGTCACCAATACTACCTATCATGCCAGCTAAGCCTTCACCCAATTTCTGGAAATAAGCTATAACTTCTTCATCCCGCAACGCGGCGGATAGTTTCTCTATGTTTGCTACCAGTATAGGTAGTACTCTGTCCCCGGCCTCGATGGCCAATCCAGCAAAAGAAGCTTTTAGTACATCGGTCTGTTTGACCACAGTACGCATGATGCGTTCATACTCAGCTACGGAAGATGTGCCTTCCTCAAATCCCTTATTTGAGATCCGCTGCATCCTGTTAAGAATTGCAAAATCATTAGCTGCGTCGCCTACCAGCTTAGAAGCCAAGGCGTATAATCTACCAGAACCAAATAGTTCTTTAGTGAGTGCTGCGGACTCTGCCGATTCCATCTCAGCAAGTACGGCTAATACCTCTTTAAGAGCCGCAGTTGAGTCGTCCTTGACCTTACGTACCCAAGCTGACTGGGTGACCCCCATAGCTGCAGAGAATTTCTTACCTTCAGCAAGTAGGTTACCCAAGAACTTGACTAAGCCTGTACCTGCCTGTTCATTTGGGACACCAACTTGTCGTGCGGTAGCTGCGAGTGCTGCAACGTCTTGCAGAGATGCTTGTGACGTGTTGCCTACCCGACGCATGATATCGATAAGGTCGGTACCAGATGCTACGGAGTTGTTAGATAGTTCATTGATAGTAGAGAAGACTTTCTCCACATCCCCTACGGCTGTTCCGAAGATGGAACTGATCTGGGCTCCACCTGCCGCAACAGCTTCTACAGATAACCCCAAGGTCACAGACGCCCTAGCTACGGATTCTGTGAATGCCTCAATGGAAGCCCTGCCTTCATTACCTAGACCTAACTGTCCTGCGATAGCTGCGATATTGGCCAGCTCTACGGCGGACGTACCCAGCTCCTTAGACATGGTAACCAAGGAACCGGATAGCCTTTTGATATCCTGATCTGCGTAACCTGTGGTCTTAGCCACATCCGCCATAGCTCTTTCAAATTTGGCGGCAGATACTATAGGGAACAAGACAGTCTTGAGAGTAGCTAGAGCAGCTGATATGGCACCTACCGTTCTGATAACGGATGATTCAAAACCCTTCAAAGGTCTCGAAGCATTGTCCCTCATCCCTACTCTAATATTGAGATCGACATTCTCAGCCATTGCTGTCTCCGCTTATATGTTTTATGTAACTCTCTATGCCATCCTTACCGAAGACCCCTGCGATAGCGCCTGCTGTGTCCATCACCAACATCTTACGTTCCCGCGTTCTTCTCCTTTCTTCCGCTTCAGTGTATAACCAAAACTTATCCATCGGCAGATTAAGGACACCCTTCTCTGGCATACCCCCGGATACTAAAATCCAGATGCTGTCTACAAAAGCCTGTCCTAGATCCTGGCGTACTGCTAGCTGCTTTGGTTCGTCTTGTTCGCCGGGACGTCTTGTAAGGCGAATGGGACGAGGGGCAGTACGCTCTGCAAGAAAAAATCCTTATTCAGATCTACGACCTCCATAACAACTTTAATGGTATCGTCCAACTCCAGCTCTACAAACTCCTCATAACTCAAGCTGCATAATTCTGCAGCTACAATAAACATCCTGTCCGCTCCTTTTGAAATCAATTGCAAAAAGAAGCCAGCATCATTGCTTATCTTGGGCACATCTCCAAGATTCTTAATACCCATCTCTTCCATGACAAAGGTAAGGAACTCCAGAACCGTGCCTACGTTCTTGGCCTTACATTTATAGACCGTTACTTTCAGACCACTTTTAAGACTAAGCGTTACGTTGCCGTCCTCCCCTATGATTCTTGCTGTCTTGGCTACATCAGCTAACTGCCCATCTTTCTTGGGGGTAGCTTTCTTACGTGTTCTTGCTGTTGACATAATATCCACCTATCACCTTGTGTATGTAAAAAGGGGCCATACCCCGTGTGAGATACGGCCCCGTGATTATCAACATCCGTACCGCTAGTTAGATGTTAATCTGACGGAAGAACTTAGAAGAACCAGCCTGCAACTCATCGTACAGAACGGAACCGGTCAACTCAAAGCTGGACAGCTCCTCATTGATAAGTCCGTAACCGGACAGTGGGTCCAGATTGGCTTTGAAGATATCCACAATTACTGGAGCATCGTCGATAGTGTTAAGACCCTCAAAACGCAACCAACGCTCCTGACTGGTTTCGGTAAAGGCATCCACAACCGTATTTGCTTCGTAGTCGTAGCTGGTGATATGCAGTTCATCCTCATCTGCGATATTGACAGTAGCGCTACGTGCGGTCTGCTCGGCATCGGAGAATACGGTTACTGCGCCAGTCTCTTCGTTTACCCAACCATTGAGTGCGCCACCCGGTACTGCGGTAGTACCTACGGCAGTGCCAAACTCATAAGTAGTAGTCTCTCCGGAGTCTTTGATAACAACACTGCTTACCCGTGGATAAGGTAGTGCAGAGATAGAATCTAGATATGCAGTAATTACTGCGGTCTCTGCGGTTCCTGCTACGTTAGCAGTGGTTTGACCCCAAAGGGCTAGTGCCAGATTAGCTGGGGACATGTCTTCCATGGTCATGGTAAACGTGCCTTTCTTTTCCTGAACAATAGTCAGGTCAGTGGCGCGTTGCCCGGACATGGATTCGGTATGCTCGAACTTGGTGATCTCCACCGAAAGTTCAAGAGTTGGTACATTGCCCAGAGCGCGAAACCCTTTAGGTGTTCCATCAGCGTTTCTCTCTGCGACATACAGTCGGCCTTGGCCTGAATAATATTGACTCATTTGTAGTCTCTCCTACGTAGGTGATTTGCCAGTAACAGGAATATCGGTTTCCCACATCTGGCCATATAAGATCGCACACTCCACCTCACTTTCTAAAGGTAGCTCACCAGTGAATCTCCATGGCCTGCTGTTTACACCCTGATAGCCTAACACAATTTGACGTACTTCATCCAGTAAATTCGTTGCAGTAGGTTTTCTGTCCACTTCGGACGCGTACTTGTACTCTATCCCAATAACCACTACGAAGCGCAAAGTAACGATAGAAGAACTTTTATACGCTTTATTGGTAGCCTGCGCACTGTTCTCCTTCTTAAATGCTCCTTCATAGCTTACTCCTGCTAGAGGAAACCCAATGCTCTTACTGATTTGCGTAAGTTCATCGGTGTTAAATACCGAGTACCCCTTTACACCAATACTAGGAGCTGTTTGTACCAACCCCACAAGTTCGGCGGTGAGTTCTTCAATAGTAGCTATACTCATCACGCTCTCCCGAGTTCTTTTAATACAGTAGACTTGACTAGCAAACCTATCGCTTTCACGTCTTCCCTACCTACACCCATAAACTGTCTACGAGGTATAGGTATCCCTTGTCTGTTCAACCCGCCCCGGTTGTGTAGCTGGGCACGATCATAGGCTTCATGCCCTTTGCGTACGCCTATAGTAAACCCGCCTCCCCCAGTACTTAAGAGACGAGACAGTACGGTATCCTGTCGCACAATCTGAACAGCGTTTGCCATCGCCCCAGTATCGTATAGCGCCTGGATTCTGCTACGATTACTCTTACGTCTACGTATCGTACTAGGTTTCACTGGTTGCCACGCTCTACCTTGTGGGTCTTTTTGTGCGGTAGGTGTTGATCCTTGTGGCTGGAAACGCCCCTTTACTCTTTCCAGTAAATACGCTTCTATTCTGCCCTGGCCTAATGCTTTGTGAACGCCTACCCCTACAGCTGCTACAACCTTACGTAGCCTACCTAAACCTTTAACTACTGCGTTAAACTGTATATCGGCCATGCCTTACAGAATATCCCTACGTACAGGATAGATCCCCTCATACGGTGTGAGTACGTACTCATTGATCTGAGAGTAGATGATACCCACCAACGCCTTGCTGCGATCAGCTTTGTCTTTAGAGGGAGTGTCAGTCTGCGTACGTACGATGTACACAGCTGCGGAAATCGCTGCTTCTCGAAGCCAGTCTGGAATATCGCTGCTCCCATCCTCAAACCCTGCGGAATACTTAACCGCAAGGGTGGAGTATCCCTGGTCTGGCTCTTCTAAAACGGTTAACTTACCTGTGCGAGTATCAAGTATTATCTGGTCGCTAGCGACAAGTGTACCGTCTGCTATTGACCGTATAGGGTACTCGGATGTGTAGACCTTAGCGATACCATCCACAAACCCCTGTGAAAGCCACAAATTGAACGGCTTAAAAGTGTCATAGCGCCCTATCGAGTAGTCGTAATAATCGATACGATCTTGGGCTTTCAGAGAGGTTCGTATAATACTTTCTATGAGAGTGGTAGCCCCCTCTAGCGCGGATTCCATGACGCCGGAGTCAGAACAGCCTATGGACCCAAGCTTATTGAGTCTGGTCTGTACTTCTACGGCAGTTGCTAACTTCACGGTCTTCTCCTAACTAGAAGGGGTACACTGTTTCACTTAACGGGCGCGTCTGCGTCTGCGGCGTGTCTGTGGGTGTGTAGCACCTCCCCCATCTTCGCCTCGAAGACGTTTAGCCTCTGGAGAATCATAAGGGACGAACATACTACGCTCTACCCCCAAACCATCCTCATACATCTTGCCCAGAGCGTACTCCAAGGCCTTGCCACTTAACTCTAGAACCTCACCATGTGTGATAGGGTCCTCTTTAATGACACTGGCCAATAGATTCTTACGCCCGATCATCACCAATTTTTGTTTACGTACCGCCATGTTTCACCTCATACCTGTTGTTGTTGGAATTGCAGTTAACTGCAAACGCTTAAGGTTGCGCGTTAAACCAGAACAGGATTATCTGATTAGTGATACCTGTAGACTGGACCTGACCATCGGCATCGCCACCCGTCAACGTAGCATTGTCTGCAGTGATCTGCGTAGAGCCTGCGATGGTGAAAGCGTTACCTGCTGTACCTTCTGTGTTTGCAGTAATAGTAACCACTGCGGCGTCGGAAGTAGCGAAGAAGCGATTAGCTGCTCCTGGGGCACCCTCTACTGCGTTAATGGCTGCTGCCAGATTAGCTGCTGAGATAGTATCACTGGCTCCTACATCTACCTCTGTGTGTGCTACGCCTGGAGCGTCCTTGAAGGTGTAGACCACGCCCTGTACGGTTGCGGTTTCGTCTTCAACTACAGTGTCCAGGGTCAACGTACCGTTAGCACGAAGATCCGTAATAGACATAGTACTGGTGATGTCTGTGATAGTACCAGCATCGTTGTTTAGAGCCTTAAGGATCGTATCGGTGTCGCGGATGGCAGATACTTCAATATTGGTATCGGCAGTAGTACCAACCAGCAATTCGATGTTAAGTCCCTGAAGCTCCTTCAGTGCAGGAAGTGGATCACCCGCGATGTTGAATTGTTTTAACATATCATCTTTCTCCTGAATCGTTTGAGACAACCAAAGGGGCCGAAGCCCCCTTAGTCATTTCATAGCGCCTTAAGCACCTATGCTGGTGTACTTGACAACGGCGTCCTCATCATCCCAGATGCAATCCACGCGAGTGGTCAGAACGATGATGATCTGGCGAGAGCGAATATCCCGATCAGTTTCGATCTGGATGTTACGCTGAATGCCGAACAGGATGTTCTGTGGGAAGGTAAACAGACCGAAACCGGAAGGCATCAAAGGAGCCTGCTCTACTGGTACGCCATGAACTACCAGCTCACCGTTGCCGGTCAAGCTAGAATCACCATAACCGGTTGCACGCTGTGCTACACGGGCGCGATACTTGATAGTATCAGGAACGGTCATGAAGTGCTTCAGTGCAGCCAGATTACGCAGATACTTCTGGGGCATAGCCAGCATGCCATTAGCGAAAGTAGCTGGATGTACGTTGCTGTTAAGAGCTACGCCATCAATATCTAACTGGGCAGATAGATCAACCTCATTGGATACGGCAGTCTTCAAGAGACCATCGTTCAGAGCGAGATACGCATCACCAGAACCGGTATCAGCAGACAGAGCCCACTCTTCCAGATCCTGGGCAGCACGCTCTGCAATAAGGCGCATTACGTGATCCTCGAAGGACTGACCCTCGATATTATCTTCCAGGAGTTCGTAAGGCAGATGAATTTCAGCCATGATCTCCTTGGTGTTCAGCTCGATCTGCGCAGTCGTAGGCGCGGAACGATCAGCCATTGCGAGATACCGATCATTGGTACCGTCATCGTTGGCGTGTGGAGGAGTACCCTGTGGTGCCGCTTTCATAATGCGGGAACCGAAACCCAGACGATTAATCTTACGGGTCGGTGCAGCCATACGGATAATACGGGACTGGTTCAGAATAGTAGGCTGTTCCTGTACCATATCGATAAAGGTGTTAGCCTGCTCTGGGTTCAATATACCACCATTGGAGGTCAGGTCCGAAAGGGCCAAATCCGCACGTTTGGTGAGTTCTTTGTTACTCATAGTCATGTTATAGATCTCCTAAAAATTACATAATGTGAAGTCGAAAACCACGCTTACTGAAAGCGATCTCCGAACATACCGGTAAAACAGGTTTCCCCGTCCTTCCTCTTCACCAACTCACCGTCCTCCTCATCTAGATCAGAGGAATCATCATCGTCTGAGCGGGACACAGTAGTAGTGCCGCCCAAGTCTTCGACTTCATCTTTCAGGGTACCAACAGACCGGGTAATCTTCTCCAAGGCTTGTCCCTGTTTCTCAATAGCGCCAGCCAGAATCTTTAGGCTCTCGCTGATCTCACCAGATTCGTCGGAACGGGTAACAGTCTCCTCACCCTTATCGTCGGAACCATCCTCACCCTCACCATCTTCATTACGGGCTACGTTCTCCATTGCGCTAGTCACAGCTGCGGCTACCACAGTCTCCAGATCCTTACGGGTAACAAATTCGCCACCCTTATCGTCGTCCTGAGTAGTATCGGTGCCCTCAGTGTTATCGACATCCTGGTTCTCAGTACCGTCTTCGCGCTTAACGGTCTTGCCTTCTTTACCTTCGTCGTTCTTTGCCATGTCACTGGTCTCCTGTTTCGATTTGCGATCAGCCCGAGCCTGTTCGATCACGCCGTTTGGCAAAGCATCGATAAGTCCGGTCATATATGTTACGAACTGGTCACAAGCATTCTGGACCAGAGACTTCCTATCGTCAAGGGGCAATCCTGAATAAAGTACGACATTCTCTAGAACATCGCGTAATACCCATATGGCGTCCCAGGACGCATCGGAGAATGCTGGGTCTGCAAGCGCCGTACCGAAATTGAGATGACCCCAACCCCAGTTACCATACGATTGCTCAACCACAGAGCGGTATACCTTGGTAGGTACATCATTGTCTGCTGTCTTTGAGACCAGCCCGGTGACGCCTACGTCTAGTCTTACTTTACGTACTTCTGTACCCTCGGGGACATCATGGCGTGTTACCGCTGTGCCGCCCTCGAACGATTCTACCCCACCTTCTTTGAAATTGATCTCTTTGTCTTCAAGCCACTGCTTTACGGCATCTACTCCTACGAAATTCTCATCGAATTCGAGCCCGACCAAAGTGACCCCTGCTACCGACTTATCGGATCGGGTGATTGCGGCGGCGGAGACAGTAGCGGTATATCCATTACCTAGCTCAATAGGCACTCCCTCTACGTCGTCACTGTCTTTACGTTTAGCATAGAAGTCGCCATTATCATCTCTGGCAAGTTCGTAGTCGTCTCCCAGACTAAACGAAGCAAACAAGTCTGCTGCATCTTCCTCAGACAACCCAGTAGGGAAGTCAAGAGATAGCAAAGAACCGTCAGATCGTAGAGCCTTGGACCGTACGCGAATGTTCCGGTCTTTGTGTGCCATAGTGCCCTCTTTTGTGTTATTACTGCGGATGATCTTGAACCCGGTTCGATTAGCCGGGGAACCTACCAAAGAGAGGTATTCAGGTTCGACAAGTTCCATAATTCCTACTTCACGCTGACCCATTATCTACCTCCCTTGCCTTCAACAAAGTTGTATATGTGACTATGCTCGAAAGCGGTATTAGTGAATGTATGCTGACTGATCACGTGACTGTGCCCGTTAGTGACTGAGGTGCCACCAAGCATAGGTCTACCATCGGCATCCAGCATAACAAAGAATTGATGTGTGTGTCCGTCATATATCTCTGGCTCAGTAGTACCGGATCTGGTTATATCTCCGGGTATATTCATATTGGCGTATATAATCTTAACGAACGCCTCATACGAGAAACCATTAATGTCTCCATCCAGTATCTGCTGCCATAACTCATCGTCGTTGACGTGGACAGCAACTACCCAAGCGCCTTCTATAAAATCAGGATCGCCTGGGCGTACTATGAAAGACTCTACTACGTACACCCTATCTGATACATCCAGGTTATCATGTTCCTGGTCTATTCCGAACCCCGCCATCATAAACCCATAGGCGAAGTCTTTTACCGACTGCTTGGTGTGGAAATCTCCGTAGACGTTTGGGGTATCTGGTATGATAACCTCCGCGAATGCGATTCGCTCAAACCCCTCTTCGTCTTTCCGTATAATTCTCGTCACATCATGGTCCGTGATTGAAATTGATTGCAAACTTCACGCAATTGTAATGCAGCTTGACAGAAACTGCAACTATTCTTGTCCATGCTCTACTGCATTCTCTCCAACTCCGGTCTCTCCGTTCTCTTCCCTGTCTTTCAGGTCTTGGTCTTTTTGGCCTTGTTCCCCGTCTTCGTGGTCACCTTCTCCGGTTTGTTGCGTGCTTCGTGCCATGATCTTTTGAGATAGCGCCATAGGCATATCCATCCAGTCTGCATATCCTGTTTCGCCCTTAGCCGGATACTGCTCCAGGGACAATTGCATGGTTTCATTGATAACCTCGATTGCTTTACGCGGAGTTACGCCACCCATCACATTGACGGCGGTCATGGTCTTTACGATCTGGTCTGGGTTGGTAACGCTTGGGCCTTTAGACTCCAGCTTTACTGTGGTGAGTCCCAAGCCACTAGGGTGATTCACAAAGTTTTTGTTCATGAACTCATCATGGGTTTGCCGTTCTGGTAGGAACACCTGGGTCTCTGCCAGATACGCTGATACATTTGCTGTAGCGAAAGTAACGTCCTGGGACAGGCCTATAACTACTGGGGGTAGACGGAAAGATGATCGTACCTTTGACATGTTGGATTCATCATACTCTTTGAACAAACCGTCGCTGGGTCTGGCGTCTGCCAGCTTCTCTATTTGCAGAGATACGGTACCCTTCTCATCCAGTCCTGTGGTCTCCGGAATGGCTTCTATCAGCATTATCTGATTCTGCCTATCTTTGCCTACTCCCTGTGCTTTCAACAGAGTGTTTAGATCTTGGAATGATTGACGTGTCAGCCTACCCCCGGCTACGGCCATAATCATTGGCGGGACAGTGTTGTCCTCAAAGTACCGCATATTAACTTCTTCGGCTTCCCGGCTACCTAGAATGGAAGGAAGCTGAGAGATCCAGCGTGGGAGCCCATAATTGTCTTCTGAATACTGGCGTTCGTGCAATAGCTCAGTCGCTCTGTGCTCTTTTCTTACCCGGTTACTCTTGCTGGAGTATCTACCATTGCGGTAATCCATATTGCGTGGATCTCCGAACTCCTTAAAGTACACCTTCTTACCGCCAATAATCTGCATATATCTGCGAAAACGCTTATGCTCTGTGATGGTACTACGTCTACCACCCCGTACCACTTTCGTGGTGACCTCAACGGCGTCGCCCGACTTCCTCATAAGGCGTATGTTGTAAGCCTTGGCATGGCGCAATAGAGACGGTCTCTTTTTGATATCCCGTATAACTTCTATAAAACCAAAACCATACCGTTCGTAGTCTGTGGTCTTCTTAGCCTGTACCCCAACCAGAGTCTCTTCAATATTGGGTGCATCGATGAAGGACTGCAGGATCTTTTTTTCTTCTGGGTCCATTGGAGTGTCTTCGTCTGTGGCTATCGGGCGATAACCAAAACGGGTAATATTCGTGGTCATGGCCTCCACACACTGGCGGAGTACATTAGACTGCTCGAATATGCTAGACAGACTGGTGAGGTTGTAGGGGGTAGCTAGTATAGCATCAGTAAGAGTGTTCTCTGCGAAACTATCCGCGTCTTCCGCCTGTCTGCTTATATCCGTGCGCTTCCTTTTGCCGATGGCTCTTACTTTTACGTTTGCGTTATCGTTACGTGTACGTTTTCTGATTCGTCTTGACATGGAGGTATCCTAGAATATATAGCCTTCATCACGGAGGACGGTGTTTAGGGATTCTCCCTCTGGTTCCACTCCAAAATACATGGTAATCAACCAGCCACCTTTACCTTGATTTTTGTTGTGTACTTCTATGCACACATTTTTACCTTTAACAAGATGCTTTACTCTGTCACGCAATCTGCCAGCTTCTGTATCTGGTCCCTCCTTGTAAGCGTCCGGCGTATCCACTCCATGGAGTCTAGCTCTAACCTTTTTGAAGAGGTTATCTACACCAAGATCGATCAGTATGATCATATCATCACCTGAGTGGACCTCCTGCACCTCTGCAACAAAGCATTGCATTCGATTGAGCATACCCCGTGTCTCCTAATCTTTTTATGTGGTTGACAATTTAACACAAACCGATTATAGAGCTTACAGGGCATGAACGCAAGGCAAAATAAAACCCCGCCGTAGCGGGGTCTGTTACGGCTACGATACATAATACACTAAGCAAGGCCTAAAACCTCTACATCGCCGGAAGCTATCCAAGTAATATCTGCTGCCAACAATTCTTGCTTGGCTTCGTTGTTTGCGCCTCCCAAGGCGTACTCGCCTGGATAGTTTTCGTCTTCATGACATCGCCACATGCACTCAAGATTCAGTTCCTTCCCTTCCAACTCTCCCACACTGGCCTTCAAAGGTCTGCCTTCATAGGTTGGTCGCATCTTCACCTTGCATCTGTATACCCTAAACCGTTCCATCTAGTTCTTCCCTACTTTTGCATGGGCTATCTGTATTCCAGTAGTAGCTTTTATATACTGCTCCTGGGTCTGTTGGTCGATATTGTCGAAATTGACTCCTATTATTCCATGAGGAAACAGTATGCGTATATTGTAGGGCATAAGCTGAAAGCCATGGCGACCCTGTTGGTCTTGCATGGGCATCATAAGTATAGGCTTCTCCAGATTGTACTGAATTACGTCACCTGTTCCTCCCTCGTCCACAATCTCTTCAAAATGAGACAGTACGGTCTTGCCATTCATAAGTTCAAAAAATCCAAACATGATTAACCTCTTTTCTTCTGTGCTTCGATACTACGGGAATCCATAACATTGGTCCCCATGCGGAATGGGTAAAGGGAGCATCCAGGTGCTGTACATTCAGCAACCTCTCTTACCGCTCCTCCCAAGCATTCAACACAGTGAGCCCTTATAGCTGTTATGGGGCTTTTTACTTTATCTTTGTATTTATTGATAATCCGCTGCTCTGCATCGCACTGACTCTCTGAGCGTTTTCCAGTTGCTGCTGCATCCGCTACTTCATCTTCAGATAGAATTCTTTTACGTACTCTCTTTGGCATAACTAATCCTCCTTATCGCCGTTGGCCATTTAAAATCCTAGAAACCTGTGAAGTCGATATATTAAAAATCTGCGACAGTTCTATTTGCTTTTTGGTTGCTGATAATACAAACATTTTATCCACCTGTTTCTGTATAACCTTGGATGAATGATGCGTATCGCCCCTTCTAGGGTAGACCTTAGCATGTCTGATTCTGTCTTCTACATTCTCTTCACGCGTTCCATACACTAGATTGGTAGATCTATTATCCATACTATCACCGTTTAGGTGTCGTGCTTCCAGACCTTCTGGACGGGGACCACGAAAAGCTGACAGAACTAAACTATGCACGGTATACCTTCCTTGCTCTCCTCCCCAAGCACACAACGCAACTGCTAAATAGTTCCTATAGGTACTTATAGGGTAGGGTTTCAACACTCTGCCCTTATACCTACGTCGATCTCCTCTTATAGTATAAAGTATGCGATCCAGGCTACGAACCCTACCCAGAGAAGATACCTCGTAAAGTCCTTCATACCCAGGTATGGATCTCCATTGTTCTCTATGCACTCTCTTCGGCATGTCGCACCTTTCTGACCCATACTGGGAGTTTTTCTGATTTCCATAAATACACAGACTTAGTGTTATCGGTGTACGCACATATAACATCATAATGTCCATGCTTCTTCACTATTTTCAAGTAAGCCGTGTTAGCTGGTCCTATACCTACCGGCATGCGTCTCCCCAACTTCTCCACTGCTTCCTGATCGAACTTAACATAAGCAAAACCTTTGCCTTGTTCTATGATAAGTACCACCCCGCTTAACGCTAAACCTTCTACTGGATTGCGTGCTGGGTGTATACCTAGCTTAGGTTCTCTTTTCCACAAATATTTTACCATCACTGAATCCTCTCATAGCCTATCGCTCTACTTAAAGTTTCCGTTACTGCTTGTCTCTGCGTATCGTTTACGTCCAAGGGGGATGTATCGGGTCTTCCAGGACGCCCACTCACTCTGGATAATGTAGGTAATCCTATAGATACTAAAAAGATACTTAAATCATAGAGAAATGCTTCTGTATCTGTGTACATCACCCAATGACGTAAATGGGGAGCCAGAGTATCCAATAAACGCTCCATACTGCTGTCCGTATCTTCTATCACCTCATAAGGCATATCTATAGTCATATCCCTAAATGTCTCTAAACCATTAAATGACTCGCCCACTCCTACTCTAACTATCTCCACTCTTAGTCTATACACATGTCTAGGAAGATTATTCTCTATCATAAATTGATGTCTATAACTAAACGCATGGCCTCTATTTAGTTCACCAACAGGAGCGTGTTGCCTAGCTGGGTGTCGTCTGGACTGGCTGTTTGTCATGGCTGCTGATTGGTGTTGTTCCTGCGCCCTACCAACACCTATACCTATATCCAGCCCCTTAGCATACCCCTTTTCGTACCCAGCTGTGTGAGCCGCATCTACAGCATCAGAGACGCCCTTATTCTGAGACATTTGTCTGCGAATCCTAACCCTTCTTTTTGAAATTGATTGCAATTCCGTACTCACCTGTTGTCTCCTTCGGATCTTGATCTTCGGCGGCGACGAACTCTTCTGGGTCTGGAGTTCACGACGGCGGATTTGCATAGCTCTTCCGAGTCCTGCAAAAGCTGCAGTTGCCTGGGCTGTGGTTGTGCCCAAACGTGCGATGGCAGCTCCGAGATTGGAAAACATTTCAGAATGGCTACTCTGCTGATTGTTTTCTTCCACCATGGTTCTGTCCACCCTTTGTACTTGGTTATCTTTTCCAAGGCTTCCTCTTTGTCATCCGCCTCCACAAAACAAATATCATGCTGCGGATCGTTAAAAGCTTTGGTCTTGTCTTTCGCTATTAGAGCTACCCACACCTCGCTCATATCTGTACTCCGGTAATCTTGATACGCTTCTTTACCACCTGTACTCTTTGCACAACATCAAGGGCCTCAATAACTTCTGCTACCGCATTTATATCCACACCTACCGGTGGTACTACTTCCATAACAAAACGCTTACGCCATTGCTGTGCATCAACCGTTTTGTTATACGCCCTGGTAATAGACACCCTGGTATTCAAAGCATCTCCTATAGCATCTATAACACACCCTGCCATATCTGCGCACTCTGACCATTTCTCCATTTGGCTAGGTTGGGTGAGCGGTGGTAGGTTACTCACGCCTTTATGTATTAGATCTCTAGCGTAAAGAAAACTTAACATGTGCGAATAGCGTGATACCCTTATATGCTCCAGCTGTCTGCGTCCCCCTCCATGGTATTGCGGCCAGCCTTGTCCTTTCCAATCGTGCTCCAGTGCGTGGTTATCCTTCTGGGTCTGCCTAGTGTCCGAGTTTTTGGAGTAAGTAAAATGATGAGGTTTGCGTGTACCTATATAACGATTCTCGTAAAACGCATTTCTGTAGTCATCATGAGTACTTTCCTGTAACTTAGTAGCTACACAGATCCATTCCGACTCCGCATAAGTAATCATACGGCTGTAATCGTACATATCGTCTATGTCATGGGCTACCCCAATTGGGGGTTTATGCTCCAAATCCCGGTGTACGCATATATCTGCTGCTGCTCCGTCGTCCCATCTGTGGTATGAACGCCTGTCAGGGTCCTGATACTTGACCACATGACGGCTTAATTCGGGTGATATAAAGCCGTAACTGGCTGAAATAGGGCCAAAATCGTCGCAAATTTGGTCTAAAAATACGCCTAAACCCTTCCCTTCAGCTAGTTTTTTACTCCATTTTGCGTCAAAACGGTTCCGAAACCCGTATCTTACGGCAGAATCGCAAACCATTAGATCTGAGAGTAGGAAATTGTCCGATATACGGGTAATAGTAGGGTCCAGGTAGCTCATCCTCGTCTCCTGCCATTTCTACGTGTTCTACGTGGGGGGCGATCACGCATAGCTACTGGGTCTATCTCTTCTACACTATCCGATACATTAGAGATGATATCATCACCCTCATCATCGTAATCACTATAATCATCAACGTCATCATCACTCTCTTCATAGTTATTATCGTTATCTAGTAAATTCTCTGTAGCCATGTTCACTATATCTTGTTCTTCTGCTGTTCTACTATAGTGTTTCATATTAGACAAAGCGCCTGACAGGTTATCTAGCAATTCCTGTAGTCTACTTCTGGTGGACCCGGTATCGCTTAGTGCCAGAGCTACTGTATTCTTAATATCCTCCAGTATTACTCCTGCTACAAACGTGTTTATCTGAAGCACGTCTATGGTATTAAGTAATGGCTGCAGCTTAAGATCGATCATACTCTCTACAGCCTGGAGATTAAGACCTTCGCCCTCCTCTGGCATTCCGCGTTTACGTCTTATCTTTATTGTATGCTTTCTGGAGCTGGACATGTCAGTTTACCTTCTTCATCGAATGTACGATCAGGGCATATATCGCGTATTGGGCATACGGTACAATCTTTACCCCCTGGTGGTGCACCTACGAACTGTGCTCGTATCTCCGCTATAGTTTGATGCATGTCTTCTGCTGCTTGTTTGAAATTGATTTCAATTTCATCGTCCTTAATCATGTCATTGTTGCATACGGTAGTGATGAGGGATTTCATAACAGTGAAGTAGTACAACTCCATATCGGTCATACCGGTGCGACTTATTACTGGGAACATGTGAACTGAAGCCGCACGCAACATATCCATCCATACATCTGGTGTTACTTTACCTGTCACGCCTTTTACTTTTCTAGCTATAGCCGTTTCTACTGCATCTAGTGCATCTATAACTTCTTTATCATTCATCATATTACCTACCTCTCAAATTAGCGGATAGTACCCTATTATACTAGGATACTACCCGCATTACTGCTACTTACACTGCTATAGGTGCCTTGATACCCGGTAGTGGATCGTAGTCCAGTACCTGGAGGTGTTCTGCGGTCATCTCAGCAATGTTCGTATGCGTCCCTACAATATCAAGTACGGGTAAGCTACGCGGCGTACGGGATAGCTGTTCTTGTACCTGTTCAGCATGGTTATGGTAGATGTGTACATCTCCGAGAGTATGAACGTACTCATCTGGTATATGATTTGTTACATGCGCAATCATCTCCAGAAGAATAGCATAGCTGGTGATGTTAAAAGGTACCCCCAGGAATACATCGGCACTACGCTGATACATCTGCAACGATAGTGCACGTAGAGGGATGTTCTCCTCTACCAAAAGATTATCCAGTTCGGATTCTTTGAGATGTATAGGAACGGGATCACCTGTGGATGAACGATTCACATACTCAGTATGTTTTTCCGGGATCGTCAATGGTCTGGAATATAGCTGGAATAGAAGATGGCAGGGCTCTAGCGCCATCTGATCTAGCTCGGCTACGTTCCATGCCGATACAATCATGCGGCGGCTGTCTGGGTCCGTACGTAGCGTCTTAATGACCTTAGCAAGCTGGTCAATGCCTGGATGTAGGCTACCGCGTCCTTTCGGCCATGAACGCCACTGTTTGCCGTACACTGGACCTAGATTCCCATCAAGATCTGCCCATTCATCCCAAATCGTAACTCCATTGTCATTCAAGTATTTGGTGTTGGTGCCGCCCTGGATGAACCATAACAGTTCATGAATAACGGAATGAAGATGGATCTTTTTAGTGGTTATGACTGGTAGACCATGACGCATGTCGAAACGAAGCTGGCGTCCAAACACACTACGGGTGCCTGTGCCGGTGCGGTCTCCTCGATCAACACCATTGATCATGATATCTGCTAATAGGTCTAAGTAGTTCTGCATGGTTCACCTCCTCATAGGGTTAATGTAATATCTACGCTAATAATATAATTATCTACTACACCGCAAGTACTGTGCGTTATAGTATCGGTAGTCATCTCTAACATCGCAGGTTTTACCTCGTTTGCAAGTGATTGCAAAATATTAGAGATTTGTACAGATGCGTCTTTTGCTCTTTGTCTTGCTTCATGTATCTCCATCATTCCTCCTGCCCAGCTTTATACGTCTGGCTTGATCCATCATAATGTCAGGTTCTGATGCTGGTTCTTTAGCGTTTGTAGAGGTACCAGAGCGCCTTACTACGTGCCGGGAGCCGTCTGGAAGTCTGATAGTCTCTGTTATTTCCTGCACTGATCCTGGTTGGGCTCTAGCACGTTCCTCTTGAAACCTTTCATATGAGGCGTTTACATTAGTGGTATTTGATGCACGTACCATACCGCTCCCACTCTCCTCTACTTGGCCAGTAAGGTTACTTCTAGTCTCTGCTGCCTCTCTTCTCTCTTTCTGCAGTTCCCGTACACCTAGGATTACCACCAAACCAAAGATATGGGCAGACGCTATCCAATACCAACCCATAGCAACTACAAAGGTTATCTGCAACATGTCCGTTAACATGTGATACCGTACCCACCATTTGTTACTATGTTCTGGTACTTCATCTGGATCATCTTTTAGTTGTGTCAATAATATAAGTACTGCGGTTATAAACATTAGGATAACCCAGAAAACTAAGACATTATCCATCCAGGCTATTTTCTCAATACCTGCTCCGTATAGGAATGTACAATAAACTACATCCATAAACAGGGCTTTATGCTGATTAACTGTTTTCACTTACGTCTCCTTACACGTCTGTTAGGATTCACTGGTGGTACCTTATGCCAAACAGTAAATAGATAGGGGAAGGTGTTTTGTTGATGCATCCGCCAGGATGTGTCTTTTTTAAATATAACCCCAGGCATTACGCATGGTACTGTTTCCCGTCTGTCTGTGCCTACGTATATAGGTGGCTTCTCTCCGTACTTTCTGTGTATGCGATAACAGTAACAACCGGATGGTGCTTTAGAATACTCAAAAGGCAGGCCTGTTGCTGCCATTCTGATTAAGTTACCTGGGTGATCCACGGCATGAGCTATCGGGAACGAGATGTAATAGTAGTCATCCTGGGGGATGTAAAACTTACGGTATTCTAGGCCTATATCGTCCCCTACTCCCTTTGGGAAAGGCCATTCTACCTCTGCATCGACTCTACGACGTCTACGCCTTGTAGGCTTCTTATCTGTGGTCTTGCGAACTCTTACTGGCATAGTATCCTGTACTCCTATCACCTATCTATCCCTATTAACTATCATATTTATAAAACCATCTTTATATGGCCCCTTTCGTACTTTAGTCCGTCTTTGTTTTAGCTTCTTACGCATCTTTTCGCCACACTCTTGGTGTATATGCTTTTTTGTGCTTTTACCACACGCTACGCATATACCCTTGGGTGCATCTCGTGCTTTAAACGGCATTGCGTACTACCTCCATAATAGCTTTACACTACTTAAAGATCTACTGGAACAGAGAATATATCGCTTACCTTTAGTGTAGCTGGTTTCACTGTTCGTGCAGATGTTACGCCCCTATGATTCGTAGTGTGTATAGTCCCTGTTATGGTCATAGTACATTCCTCGCCAGACACATCCATTTCCATGATTCGTGTTTGCACTACAATGCGCGTAGGTGCTTTATCTTTTTCTTCTTGCAAAATTCTGCAGGTCTCTAATGCTGCGTCCAACTGCTCCTTCAGCTTGTCGTGCTTTATTTGTAATATCGATAGACGCTGTTCTATCGGGGTTAACCCGTTCAATACACGCTTTACTCTTATTCGCTGTCCCATTTACACCTCCTACCCTAAAGCTACCACGTTCCATTATTCCTATAAGGGTTCGTTCCATTTCTCCACCATCAAAATCTCTAACATTTACGTATACTTCATCCTGTACCCCTTGCTCATTGTTAAACACCCCAGTTCTATTACCGTAAATATCTAACATAAGATGTTCAGACATTAACATCTGTCTCATATGCTGCCAAGAATAAGCAGGCTTATTTTCAATCTGATTTACTAATCTCTTCTTAGCTAGAACCAAGGTACTGCTTGAAGTTGCAGCAAAGTCTATACCGGTAAATACAGGTAAGGAACTTGGCTGTATTTTCTTCCCTTGCATTAGGGCGGTAAGCAACTTATCACGTACTTTTATGTCTCGCCTGAGAGCCCTCGCTATTGCGATCTCTACCTCCATTCGCTCTTTGTACGTATTTGCTGCAGCCTCTGCTTCTTTAACTCTCTGTTGCACGATTTCTGCTTGCTTGTTAAGGGTATCTATTTGCTTGTTCAGTTCTTTATTGAAGCGTTCCAGTTCTTCAGCAATATACTGTTCTGCTTTGATCAGGACTTCACTCTCCGCCTCTCTGAAACCCTGCTGGTATCCAAGCTTAAAAGACTCTGGATTTACAGTATTAGCGTGCGTAGTTCTTTGGATTTTAATGCGTCTCTTGTCACTCATGGGTAGTCACCTTTGGGCATGTATCTGGATCTACGTACATTTCCTCATCTGCAAAAGGATCTACTGCAGTGTACGTTAGACCAGATGCTTTGATCCGGCGCTTTCTTGCCCTGTCTGCGTTAGTCCCAGGTTTTCCCTGATTCTGTTTCGTTCTTCTTATCTGAGACTCAAGCACTTTAGTTTTCTTTTCCAGGTAATCGATTCTGGCGTCCTTTTCATGTAGGGTAGCCTTCAGCTCTGCGATCTCCCCACGTTTAGTGATCAGCATTTTCTTCTCGCCCACAGCATGCCCTTTGGTAAAACCTTCGGCATACAGATCTACCTCTCCTGGGCTCCTGTTAACTCTGATACGTCTTTTCATAGCGTACTACGTTCAAGGTATCCGCAACGGGGGCATTGTTTGGTTATCTTTTCTCGGGGCATAATTAATGCAGTATCCTCTGTCACTTCACCTACTCTGGCTACATTATTTATGGTGTGCACTACAGATACATCTCCATCTTCATGGATCTCTTGTATAAGTACAGTAGTAGTATCTTCAAGATCTATACTTCCATCCTTCAATCTGAACTCCCATCTGTACTTGGACACAGAGTAGCGAAAACTCTGTCCTGTCTCCGTTAACACCTCAAATATTTTGCTGCTCATACATTTTTCCTCATCGTTACACCATGTGAACGCAGACTATCGATTTGAATCCAGCCATAGCTAGCGCTTGCTGCCCGTTAAGAGCACGTACCAATATTCCAACACCTTTCTTGGGTCTAAGGGTGTAGTACGCGAAGTACTTGTTTTCTTTTTCAGGTACAAATTTCTTCATGGCAGTTTAATCCTTCGTGGACTGTCCATACGCACACCATCTGTAGGTAGTTCTTTTTGGGGGCCGCGTTTAGCACTGGCATGTCTGGTACCTGTTGCATTTCCTGCAAAACGCTCTGCAAAAGCTGCAGCTATGCTTCTAGACACAGTATCGTCCTCTTCATAAGTAACAGCTTGAACCTGTGCTTCTAATAGTGCGTCTATATGTTCAAAGACTGCTCTGCGTGTTTCTTCACTAAACGACGATAGATCTATAGTTCTCGAATACATCCCTGGATCTGACTCATTCATATCTACTTGTGTGCTGGGAATCTGTTCTGCCAGTCTGTCATCAACAACCCATCCGTTTCCACATACTACACTCATTGCATCTATGATCCCTCTGTCGAATGGGTGCATAGTTTCGTATAACCGGTAGGCTTCACACTCCAGCTCCATGGGGGTTTTCTCCCCTCGGATTAAGCAACCCAACGCATAGTCATAACCATCACGTTGTGACTTGATGTCGCGCTCTTCTTTCCTGGCAGCTCGACTCTTTTTTGAGAAGTAGAACAGGTTCATACGCTGATGCGCTTCCATCCGCTCTGTGTCATCTTCATAAGGAACCAGTTGATATGCGCTACGTCTTCATGCACGTAGGGCTTCAATGAGATTTTCTGGGTTTTCGTGGGAATGTCGAATATGTGCGTATCTGGTAGAGCACTTATCCCCGTGTCGATCAAAGCGAAATTGGTTTTATCGGTAACCGGTATATTGGTAGATAAGATGGTTTCCATAGTATGCTGTTCACCTCCATCCGGTGTATGTATTGCTATACGTATCACTGTCCTCATAGCTCTTCCCCCGTTTTTTAAATTGACCCTTGATTAATGGACATTTCGCGGAACGTGAGCATGTTGGCGCGATACCCTATCCATTGACCCATACATTATATAACTACAGCATGTGCTTGTCAACGAATAATTCTATATGGCTGTATACGAATACATATAATTTTGGAGACTGTTTTTACCACATCCTATAAAATTGGGCGATATACCAGAACATGCGAATAAACATGCTAGGGTAATATTTGAAATTGATTGCAATCCAACAACTGCGACAGCCATTTTGATATGGGCATAGACAAATTCTATGGTCGATTATTTGTAAACACAATAGGGGTATTAAGAGAATTGTTATTGAATTTGTCTATACGCGCATAAAGCCTACCCGCATAGTAGCGAATAGACTTTAGTTATGTACCTATTATTGTTCTATATATCTATGAGACCATGTGCCATCCCGATCAAGGGATATAGTGACCTGTGACCGCTTAGGTGTTAGGTATATAGTGGTACCGTCGCCGTGTGCATCTGTTACCGTTAGCGTGGCGCTGTGGGGTTGTGGTGCCCGTCTCGTGGCGCTGTCGTGTGTAAGCATAGCGCCTAGGGTACCGATAGCTACTAGGTAGACTATAATGTGGCTTAATGGTGGCATATCATCCCCTTATAACATAGCCAATATAAGAACGACGGCAAAGGCAATCAAGAAGTACTTGAAATTGTTGGAGCTGGATGAGTATTGCATAGTGACCTCGTTTGGTTGGGTGGTGTTTCTTTGTCTTTCATTATAAGCATAGCAAACTAGGCAAAGAATGCCAATACCGTGTTTCTATGACCCTATTAGTTTAACTTGGGGCGTCCTTGCCCCGTGCCATTAACTAAGCTGGAATGTCAACCTTCTTGAACTTGGTTGAAGTTGCGAAGCGTGCGGTTTTCTCTTTCAACTGTCCCGCCTTGATTGCGGTCTCTAACGCCTTCATTTCGGCGGTGTCAACTTCTTGGCCGACGGTCGAACCATTGAGCCTACCTGAGAAGTAATTCCAACCCGTGACGGTTAAGCGGATGTTACCGCTTGCGGTCTCTTCAATGTTGCCGTTTTTGGTGTGGTGCGATATGGCGGTATTACTGGCGAAGAATGGGCGGATAGCCGACTTCTTTGCCTGTTTCCGTCCGCTTGTGAACATACCCGCAACGGATAGAACGGCAAGCATATAGGTAAAGAGGGCCTTGCCGCGTGGTGTGGCTTGCAAGGCATAGCGCTCTATTGTCTTAACCTGGGAAACGGCTTTAACCTGCTTAGTTGATTTCCTGGCCGCTTGTTTCTTTGATGCTGCGGTCTCGCTTACTTTGTTAGATGGGTTTTTCATAATGGCATCCTTTTGGTTGGTTAGTTAAAGATTATTCTCTAACTGTCTTAAGTATAGGCTGTATAGGTTTCTTTGCAAGCTGTATTTGCGATTATCGTTATACCGAGTTTCTATGACCCCATATATAAAACTTTGCAATTAATTTCAAATAAGGGCATTAGTAAAACTTTCCCTAGCTGTATTAATAGGAGCATAACTTTATTTTGGGACAATTTTATTAATGGGGTCATTAACTGGCTTTATGACTAGCAGGCAGACAGACGGTATTGTAAGGACAGTGCGGACAGGGTAGGGTATCACTCACCAGCCAGGACAGCAGCAAACGGTATAGCGCTCCAGTGCGTACAGACATAAGTATCAGGGATTAACGAAGATCTTCTATGTTTACTTCTACACTCAACATCTCTAGTGTGTCGGCCCGGATCACAACATTGAAACTGTTTCCTAGTGTTATTGTTTCAGCGAACTTTATTGCTTCCTGACCGCTACTAGAATTGGTAACATAATAATTACCGTCTGGATCCACTAATAAGTAGTCGTAATATTCCATAATAGTATCCTGGTAGTTTAATGCTTAACTGCGTTGGTACCTAGTTGCTCGCGACAATACTCCCTTCCCGCTTCTATATCTTCCTCGGTTATCATGCCGCCCGTATCAACAACCCATTCAATGTCTTGAATGTTCTGCGCTATAGTAGCGAACGGAATAAACGCCTTTGCTTTCATACCGCCTTGCTCATCCCAATAGTAGTATTCGCAATTGTCTTCCCCTTCGTCTGTAACTGATACGTGATAGACGATAAATAGCCTGCCCTTATATCTGTGTTGTTGTACTGGGTTATTCATGACGTTATCCGCTTATGTGGTTGGTTGGTATATTAAGTATCGTGTGTCACATGTTTGAAGTCAATTGCAATCACAAATTTATTTTAGGCAAAAAGAACCCCCAATGAAGGGGGCTAATGGGGAACCAACCAAGGTCCATGTGTTAATAGTAGACTAACAGAAGGTTTTATACAATAACTACTCTGTCCAACAGTTATCTTTAGGTGGCACATGCTTTCCCCGCAGCACATAACCTTTACACCAGCGACGTATCGTTTTAGCATACACCTTATGCACCAGAGCAGCAGCACCAGCCGTTTCGTATGAGATACCATCAACCCACCACAAAGTAGTTTTAGCAGATTTGTTCACCACGGCAGCACCAGGGGGAATAGCTTGACCGCATGTAGAGCAGACAGCAGATGAGGGTAAAGGGTAATCTGTGGGTTCAGTAGTGGGTCTACGCTTTCGTACTCTACGTTTAGATGCAGCAGCTATTCTCTTCTCTTCTTCTAATGCAGCACGCCTAGCTTCAGATATTCTTAACACCACAACATTCACCTTTGCAATCAATTTCAGAAACACCACTATACCATTGTGTCCACCCTGTGTCCACCTGTGTGTCCACTGGACACATACCAGTTTAGCAGGCAACAGTTACGGTGATAGGGCACCAGTGCGCAGGAGGTAGGGTATAGTACAGCAGCAGCGGATTCATTGACACAAATGCACTAACTTGTTGATGCAGCACGAATAAATTTATATAAATATTTTTTAAAATTGATTCAGCAGCAGAATTATGCTACAGGCTATGAAGTTTGTTGACACAATAGAAGGTAAAGGTATATACACTACTTGTCTTTGTTATAGCTGTTTTCCCGCAATGTAAAATCAGGGTAGGATGGTTACACTCTATATAGGCTTAGTCACTGTTGCCCCGCGATCCATAATCTGTGTACACTCCTTCATAATACTCTTTGGCATTATCGTATTCCCTACAGGCGGTTTCCATCGCCTCGAACACTGTATGTTCATGTTCTATCATCCCTACTGATGTTGCCCACCGGCTCCCGATTGCGTAAATTAGGCGCACCATAGACTCCTTACCTTTAATTAGTGAGAAGCGTAAACGGACAGGCGCTTTCCCTGCATACTCTTTAGCAGGGTACATTATATAAAAACAACTCCTAGACATATTCACATAGGTAGGGAATGTTCTAGGTACCTCCAGTCCTCTATGTATTCGTATTCTCACTGTTGCCCCCGGAGTTCTACCCTGCATGTTATTACGCGAATAGGCAGACGTGCTTTTCTTCCTTTTCTTGTTTTTAGTGCGGAGTAGTAAGGCATCCAAAGATAGTCACTGTTTACGTCTCCCACAGCAAGGGAAGGCGCATGTATCATGAAAGCTACTCTATAATACAGCGGTATTTGCTTAGGGAATATTATACCTCTGTCTATCCTAATCCTCATTGCTTTAACCTTACCGTACGCGTAATATCCACTTCGACTGGTTCGTACTTCCCAGAGCATCGTATATGGTAGTGCGGGATTACAACGACAGACGCTTCAATAAGTTTAGTAGTCTCTCCAAAGTTCTCATGGTTCCCAGTGTGTGTATGCGTTACATGCTGCGTTAGATACAGACCTGTTTCTCTGTTCCGCCACACTGTTCCTCTATACTGCTCTCTACACGGATCAGACATATACCCTCCTTGTTAATACATCCATAATACGTACACTACATTCATTACTACGCTTATGAAATACAGTATGACTGATAGCGCCAATATGCTGAATACTCTGCCGCTCATCCTGGCACCTGCTCTATTAGGTTAACTGATTCGCATGCCCAGTATGATTGTCTCTCCCGGACTGACTTATTCACCTTTTGCTTCAACGACTCGTTTAGCTGGGTACAGCGTTTGTCTGCTTCCCTTTTGGTGGTTCTGGCTTCACTCACCTCAAACCATTCTGGACCCTGCATCCCGATCACCCATATCGCTTTAGACCTGATCACTGTATTCTACCTCCCCCTCCTTAACCAGGAAGCCATAAATCTTCTGCCAGCTCTTTTCTTCTTCGGTCATACCTTCCCATGGTTCTACCCAATACTGATTCTCGACACCTTTGGGAATGTTATTAGCGAGAGTGACTGGAACACCTGCTGGAATGTTAGCATTGCGGTATTGCATGTTGTAGCTGATACACCGATTTGTTACTTTCATGACACCTCCTCGTTTGCAATTGATTTCAACCCTTACGCCCACCCTTTAGCAGCCGTTAATAGCCTGCGTAGTTTAAAAGGTATATCAAAGTCTATGCCGGATAGGCTATGCGCGTCATAGCGTCGTATGATCTCCCCCAGTACATCTACGGGGTCTACTCCATACAATATCGAATAGGTAAGCAACTTATCCACAGTCAGGGTAGAGTCTTCACCTTTCTCTATATAACTCAACCCTGGCTGTGTTATTCTCAGAACTGCTGCTGCTTCGCTTTGTGACACTCCTGCTGCTACCCGAATGTCCCGCATGTAGTTACCACACAGAGTGCGTAGTACCCTACGTTCAGTACCGTACAGTATCGTGCCTTTAGGCAGTTCTGCGAGTGGCCTGCATTGCGCGTATCTTTTCACCATTGTCGTACCCCTCACCTTGCGAGTAGTTCTGTAACTCTTTGACCCTGGCTTTCCAGTAGGCGCGTGCTGCTGTCACCTCATTGTATAGGGCGTCATACTGCGGATCTCTGTTCCTATCCGGCAGTTTACAAGTATCGTACTTGTCGCACCCTACGCAATTCGTGCAAAACTTAGCTGCACTCCAGCATTCGCCCAACTGCGACATATTTACTATTGTATGTTTCATGCCACGGCCTCCTTTTACCTTGTGAATACACCTTGATCCGTAGGATAGTACAGTTTTATACGGAAAACAAGATATATATTTACTAATTTAACCCTGCACGCTGTACTACTTCAAGCTGTCTAGCGAGACGATACAGAGCAAAGGGAACGCCCCGTTTCTCCAGATATCTGGTAGTAGCGTATATACCCCAGTGCCCTTTGGCTGCTCGTATTGCGTGATATGCGTGTATATGCACTTGTCTATCTCCTGTGTGGGCTCCTGGCCCGGTTAACCCATACCAACCTATGGCTGGTTACCTCCAGAGCCTAATATAGGCTCCTGTGGTCTCGTTTGCAATCAATTTCAACTGGTACCTAGCATTGATACGCTACGGCTTTAGACCAGCCATCTCCTTGATCCTGGTAGTCTATGCCTAGTTCATCACATGCCTGCTCGTTTAACAATGCCAGTCTCTCTTCGCCATCGTAGGACGCCCACTGTTCCTCTGGGTGCAATCGAGTAAGCTCCAGCCATTCCCGTAGGCTGTATACCTTTACACTTCCTGGTCCCGCAGCTTCGCCCAAGGCCCACTTGAGTAGGGTCTCTTCTCCTACCATGCAAGCAAACTCACGCTTATCGTTCTGAACCATGTCTGTCCAGTACTGTACGTTGGCTTCCCCAGCGTCATCGCTATCGGCTGCTAGGGTATAAGATCTACCACCGCAATCTGCTGTAGGTAGGTATCCGCCTGTACGGCACTCCTCTATGATGATCGTCTCCCCGTTAATCATAATCAGAGGATCATCATCAGTGTACTCTACCTCTAACTCATCATCCTCACCCTGCAACATCTCTAGGGCTGCATCTGCCTGCCTCTGCCAGCATGTACGAAAACATGAATCTATCACATCCTCTATATACATCTTTGCTGGTCTGCCTGTAACATCAGGTGCCTTCTCCAAACGCTTGGTAACCATATCGGTCAAGCGCTTAGCTGTTTCGCCATACTCTCGTGCAGTCTTGGCATCCCAATTCCGTATGGCGTTCATACGCAAGTGTGTAGCAGAGTGGTTGCTGGTGAACCTTTGCAGCTCTGCCAACTCCTTGGCGGTGAAACGTCTCAGCATGTCTGGATCGTAGTTTTTGAACCATACAGAGGCGTGTGGTGCGTCCGGGTACGGAATAGTCCCGCTTATAGTGCCAGGAGTCTCGCTAGCAGGTACGCTTACACGATTAAACTGATCGGTGCGCTTCCACCCGAAGAACGCTCTCATTACCCTAGCTGCATCCAGGATACCCGTTACTACCGTCTCAACACTGGCTGGCTTCCCTGTCTGGTAAAGTCTGGGTATGGCCCCTGATACATACACCTCCGGAGGCATCTTATCTACCACCTCTTTCTTCCATGTGAGGTACTGGAACTGAAAATGCTCACGCTGCTCTTTTAGCATATCTTCATTGACCCAAAGAAAGTCACTAATGATCTCTCTGGCCGCATCAATAGGTATGCGCAAATGATTGGCCAGCGCTTCATCCTTCTTCTCTTTTAGATGGTATGCGGCATTGGCTACAGCATGCATGGGCGCACCCTTATCATCACTGAGATGGATATCTGTCAGTGGTTTGAGGTGTGGCATGGCTGACAGGATGGATTCATGATCGCATCCGTTATCAGTAGTGATACTGAAGTATGGTGCTTGGTTGCCTTGCAGTTTATGAAGCATGGCTTCAGCTACCACTATGCCCTTGCCATTCCTCTTTGTCGCCTTAAACACCCGCTTTGCTATGATGGTATCTTGCACGATAGTCATCTTATTTACTCCTGTTGATGTATGAATCTATAGTTTACGTTTACACAACTCCTGTTGCAATCTCTCAGGTAGATGAGACTGTAGCACCTTGTATACTGTTTGTGGTTTGGCGTCCCGATAGGGAGCCTTGGTGCACTCTACTACAGCAAAGGTTACGAAATTGTGATCCTTGCTTACCTGCGCAGTATAGAACGCGTCATACACACCCTTGCGTCCTATCTCGTGTTCCTCCACCGCCTCCCGATAGGTATTGCGGCTAACACTGTACATACCTGTGGTGTCTGGTCTATTCATGTGGGTTACCTATAACTACAGTGTGGTACCCATCCTTGTCTATGTACGCCTCCCACCCTCCATTAGAGCAGGAATTATGTTTCTCTACATAAAACATACAAAGATCAGCCAATACATCCTGCGCTACTCCTGCCAGTGCTTTGGTAAAGGAGCGTTCAAAGAACTGCATGCCTTGGATGCTCAGTGGCATACCCTGTCTGTCCTGTCGCTCATCGATCCGGTTAGCCACGATTGCCTGCTCCAAATCTTCACGCGGCATGTTATGCAGATTATCGTGAATGCTGCCCCACCCCTCTGCTGATATACTAATCTCCCAGGTCATCGTCGTAGGTCTCCCTTAGATATTGCATAGCACTTCTACGGCTATCATGTAAGGTCCAGTCTGTTGCGTCTAAATAACCGGACGCAGACATCCTGGCTCCCCACTTGTCTTCGTGATAAGTAATACACTCCTCCTTTATTCCAGGATGCTGAGTGTTCATATCTTCACGCGTAAAGTAATCTCCTGGGTAGCACATAATACCCATCATGGTATCTACTTCCCACCAATCCCCATGTACGGCCTCTGGTTTCATAAATTGATTATCCCACGACATATCATCTCTCTTTTAATGTTCCGTCGTTAGTCAGTATGGATGTACCCAACCTGTGATGTAGCTCAGCATAAGCTTCGTTACGTGCTGCTTTAACCACTCTATCCTGCGCCTCCTCGGATAGAATATCGAAAGCGTCTACACGTGGGTTTGTCATATAAGACAACACAGGAAAGCATGCACCTCCAAAACGTCCAGAAGCTCCATGCAACTCGTTAACAGTCCATACTACAAACTGTTGGGATCTGCCGGTACCCATATGAACCAGAAGTATGGATAGATGCTCCGCATCTGCACTAGGGTACTTTATCCTAGCCAGCTCTACCTGGGTGTCGTCTATCAGCATGCTCATGATCTGCATTCCTGTATGCGTGTTATTTGCTCACGCGCTTCCCGGTTACCCTGCTGCTCCAGCATCTGTTGTTTGCTATGCCTGCCAGCTCTGCGCTTACGACATTCAAGGGACTCCATGACAGGGAATTTGTGTCTTTTGTTATTGCGAGATTTCATCGGTCTTACTCCACTTGGTTGATGGAATGTTATTGTATGCCTGGGTTAACTATCAACTACCAGGAAAAGAGATTCAAGATCTTAATATAGAACGGTTCGACACGCATACGCTCCAACAAACGATAGTTGGTGTAGGCCTCATAGGCACTAACTGCGTCTTTAAAGGTGTACTTCCAGGAAGCAAAGGTGGCATGGTCCGGAAACGAACGCGTGTACCACCTGCCGGACCATG